CACTTAGATCACATACAATTACTAAAAAGAAGGATACTCATAACCAAACTTGGGAGTGGGAAGAGACTCCTGAATTATTAGCAGCAATAGAACAGTTGCATAAGTCTTCAAAAGCAGTTGAGGCTATTAAGGTTCCTAATCTACATGCTCCTAATAGTAACTCTGCCCCATCTAATAAATAGTCCTTCAGACTAATTAGGAATAAGATTTGAAGGACAAAAAAGCAGCAAAATTGATTATTAAGAGGGCAAAGAAACATCCTGAATTATATACCGAATCCGAAGTGAGGTATGCTAAAGCAGTAAGAAAACGTATTAAAAGGGAGGAAAGAGATGCAGAAAGAAGATTCCTTGAAGATCAGAGTGAATGAAGAGGGGAATTATGTTATGGAGTGGGATAAAGATGATCCTAACTGGCAGTTCTTAAATGGGTTGACATCAAAGGAAATTCAGACTATGATTGAACAAGCTATTAATGACGATAAATCAAATGACTTCTGAATCAGAACAAAAGGTTTATTCACTTCAACAATTAGAAGAATGGATGCAAGATGCTATGGAGTCAGAAGCAACTCCAGAAGAGGTTTATGCTACTATTATACATGCAGTAGAGAAATCTGCAATTTATCATAGGGCATGTCTTAATCATTCTTCTAGGTTATTATCTTTATTGGAGGATAATGTTAATATTAAGATTGATGGATATGATGATTTTGAACTTCCATTACCTAAACAGGATAATGTAGTTAAGATGTCTGATTATAGTGTTACTGAAAAGGATTATTGGAATGGAAATGTGTATGGTAAAGATTTTCAGGCAGCATTAGAGAAATATGGTTATGAATATACACCACCTACTGATAAGGAGAGAGAAAGGTTTAAATTAGATTCACCATTTTTAAGTGGTACTGTGGATTTAGATAAGTTACGCAGTGAGATAAATTCACCATATAATGATGGGTGGACTAAACAGTATTATCAAGATATACTTGATGAAGCAACAGGTGATATAACAATTGAAACTGGAGAAGATAAGTAATGGCATTGTCAGAAACAGTAAAAGAGTCAATGCGTGAAGCAGAGTCACATTTGCGTAATGCACTATCATTTGCAGCAAGAACTGAGAGACCTAATATAGTTGCTCATATTGCAAAACTCATTGCAGGTATAGATAATATCATAACTGCTGATGAATTGATTGATAAGTTAGAAGATCGTACATCTGGGAGTAGTGATATGTTTGGCCCATTTTATAGATCTGATGATGATCTACCATGCATGGACGATGAATAGTTAAGAACTATTGAGCAATAAAAAAGACAATATTAAGAATCATTGATTTTGTTATAGATAATGTTATACTTCCAACACATTCCCTTAAAACAATGATTAATTTAGACGACAGATACCATTCATACCTATCAGGTGGTAAAAAATTCACTATTGATGGTGTTGGTGAACGTGTAAAGGGTTATGGTTGGACTGATAATGGGAAAGAAATAGATGGTCATTATGTTATCACAGATAATTATAAACTCTTTTATAATCTGAATGAACAGTTTGTTAGGATGGACGCACTTAGAGAACTGGAAACAGCATCATAGGAATAAATAACCAAGAGATGATTCATTCTATTATGACTACTAAAGTTCCAGAACATGATCTAAATCATGAAGTGTATATTGATCCAAAAGATCATAAAGAACATGTTAATCATGGTATGCTAGAATACAGTGAAGCAGATTTGGAAATGCATAATGATGCTTTCCACGATCATACAGAAGAGGAAGTAAGACGGGATGATGGTGCAATTAATGATTGGCACGAAAGACACAATGATAAGAAGTTAGAAGTTTATTGTGATAATCATCCTGATGCATTAGAGTGCAGAGTGTATGATGAGTAGGATAGTTTAAGAAGTGTCACACAAGCACCCTTCGGGGTGCTTTTTTCATGTTATAATATTATTAAATCATACATTTACACAATGTTTCCAAGAGAATTGGTTGAAGCAATTGAGTATTTGAATACATTAACTATTGCAGTTAGTGAGAATCACGAGGATGGTAGAGTTAATAGTATAGATGATGAGGACACCATTATTGATCTTTTAGAACAAAAGTATGGTGATAATGTAGAAAGACCACCTGCAAGATGTTGGTGGGATGTTAAACTATTTGGTTATCCTATCAATATTAAATCTTCTAAGTTTGGAAGTGCTGCTGATAACTTCTCATCGAAAGCAGCAATATTGTATGCACTAACTAATCTTCCAGAGGATGAAGTTACATGTACTTCGTGGAAGAAGTTTCAGAGTAAATTGAAGCATAATTCTTCACAGCAAACTCCAAGAGATTATTATATCATAGTATTGAATAAGGTAACCAAAGAAGTACATTTAACCTCACTTAAATCTCTTAACAAATTAACACCCAATGGTAATAATCTACCATTTCAGATAAAGTGGAGGGATAATATACAACCGATTGAGAGAACCTATTTACAATCTTATGATCTTTTGATAGAATGTTACAAAGAATCCGTAATAAAGAAAATATCATCACATGATGGATATGATGAACTTTGATTTACAATTAGGTGATTGTTTAGATCTAATGCAACAGATTCCAGATGAGTCTGTTGACTTTATCTGTTGTGATCCACCTTACGGAACTACATCTATTAAATGGGATTCAGTCCTAGATTTTGATAAGATGTGGGAGCAATATGGTCGTATTATTAAACCTAAAGGTGTAATATGTTTGTTTGGTTCTCAACCATTTTCAGCACAACTTATATGCTCTAAGTTAGATTGGTTTAGGTATGAATTGATATGGAATAAGAATAAATGTGGTTCACCTGGTCTTGCTAAGTATAGACCAATGAAGACACATGAGAATATATTAATATTCTATAAGAGTGCTGGTGGTACATATAATCCACAGATGGAGAAGGGAGAACCATTTAAGAGACAAAGTAAGAACCCTGAAGGTTATGTTAGTAAGAGAAATGAGCATGGTTATGGTCTTAAACCTGTTAAGGGATTTGAGAATAAAGGAACACGTTACCCTAAATCAATTCTTAACATATCAAGAGATTTTTCTGCTCAACAGCAGGTACATCCAACACAGAAACCAGTACCATTAATGGAATGGTTGATTAAAACATATTCTAATAGTGGTGAGATGGTCTTAGACAACTGTATGGGGTCAGGATCAACTGGTATTGCATGTATGAAACTTAATAGACAGTTTATTGGAATTGAAATGGATAATAAGTATTATAAGATAGCATCGGATAGAATTAATAATACTGTGTCAGTTGAGGAAGTGGCACACATTTCTCCCAATGCCCTGCATAATGCCTTATATTAGGTACATGGGAAACAAAATCGGTTTCTTTCTACTCTGACAATCACATAAGTCTAGCAGCAAAGTAAGTCTAGCAGATGATGTAGAAGCAGAGACATGATGAAAGAGTAATGCACTGTCTCCGTTTTTTGTTTCTCTCACCAATTATCCTTTTTTTAAATGGCAACACGTTCAAGGATCGCACTACAACTGACAGAAGATTCATTTCTTTCAGTGTATCACCATTGGGATGGTTATCCACAGTGGTTAGGTGTTACTCTTAACAAAAAGTTTAACACAAGAGAGAAGGTTGCTGAATTGATTGATGGTGGAGACATTTCTTGTTGTGATTCTGATACTGATTGGAATCTTGAGAAGGTTGAGAACCACGTTCAATATTATAATGATAGAGGAGAGAACACTGAACCAAAATTACATCTTAATATAGATGATTATTTTGATATTGGTGAAGAGTATGCCTATGTTTATACTTTAGATTGTGAGTGGGAATGTTATGAGATAGATCATACTTATGATGATGAGCATAAGGTTACAGGCACTAATGTAAGACCTGTAACAATTCCTACAGAACAAGAGGCAGAAGATCAGATAGCAAAAGCCACATACTAAACTGGCACAAGACCCCCTTCCAGGGGGTTTTTTGCTGCTATAATATACCTATAAGCAATCAAATCACCACTATGACTGCAACTCCAATTCCAACAATCGCTGTATTCCCTGAAGAGAACTTAACACTCTCACAAAGGGTTGAAAAATGGGTCTGGCAACTCTGCCGAGCACTTGAGGCAAATTATGATAGAAGTTATCCTAATTCTTCTGATCCTGTAAGGTTTAACATAGAGTCAGGACGTAAGTATTGGAAGATCATGCAGAATCAAGGTGGTGTTCATGCCTTCATTGATAAGAAAACTGGTGAGGTTTACAAACCTGCATCATGGAGAGGCCCAGCAAAGATTGTTCGCTATGATCTAAGGGTTATTAGAGAACGTGAAGAGTGCCTAGCAAGGGCAGACTGGGCAGGTGGATACTTATACGTGAGATAATTATGTCAAAAGAAATGACAGGGAAAGAGAAGTTATTATTCATCTTCTCTTTTATCTGGGCTATGCATTGGGGAGTTAATCTAACATTCCTTACATTTAACAAACTTGAACTTTTTTTATTCTAATGACTAAACTTACACTTTTTCAAAGAGCAGAACTAATTCAGCAGTATGTTGAGTTGCAAGTTGATAATATGGATCATGGATCTTTAGTTGAATTCGTAACAACAGAATTGCAATATATTCTTGAAAAGTATAGTGATGAAGAATTAAAAGAGGATATTGAAGAATTTGATGCTGGATTATATGATGAGTTAGTTGATAACGTAACTCATGAAACTGTACTTGATGTCAACAACACTGGAGGCAAATACTAATGGCAAAACAACCATTTTATCCATCTATTGATGAGGATCGTTACATCAATACGACTCATAGACTAAATCTAACTGGAGGAGAGATTAGCACTATTCTTTATTACT